GAAGATGGTCAGCGTTACTTAGCAATGTCACCTGCTGGTTATGCAGACCTGTTCAACATCAACGAATTTGCTTCAAGCGATTTCGTAGGTGAGCAGAACCTGCCTTATGCTGGCGGCATGACAATGAAGGAATTCTTAGGCTTTAAGATTTTCTCAACTTCAGCAGTAACCGCTGGTAAGAATATCGCTTACCACACTTCTGCTGTGGGCTTGGGCATCAACTCAGATGTTCAAACTGAGATTAACTATGTGCCGCAGAAGGCCGCGCATCTCGCTACTTCTATGATGTCAATGGGTGCTGTTGTTATTGATGACAACGGTATCTATGAAGTCCTAGATAATAACTAAGGGATTGGGGGGCTACGGCCCCCCATCACCACATGTCAACGGTAGCGAACTCAGGAATAGATATAGCGTCACGCGGATTGATTTTGATTGGTGCAGAACCAATCACATCATTTTCTGCCGACAGCACTGAAGCCCTTGTGGCTTCAAACTTGTATGAGGATACAGTGCGTACAGCATTGTGTACGAGTAGATGGCGCTTTGCTACAAACCAAGCGGCATTGAATAAACTATCAGCCGCGCCAACAGGCAGGTTTGATATTGCTTATCAGCTTCCGCATGACATGCTCATGCTTCACGCTGTTACCATTGAAGATAGATTAATTGAATATACTGTTTACGGCGACAAGCTGTATCACGATGTCAGCACAACTAACGATGTTGTAGCTGATTACACATACAGGGCAAAAGAGCAGGATTTTCCTAGCTATTTTACATTGGCTGTTGAGTATTCTCTTGCCGCTTCTTTTGCGCTTGCGATTGCAAGAGATGAAGCTATGGCAACGATGATGGAACGCAAAGCTTTGCAGTTAATGCAACAGGCAAAAACTTTGGATTCTCAGCAACAGACAACACGCAAACTTGTAACATCGAGGTTTATTTCTGAAAGGCGAAGCTGATGCCGCGTATTCGTGTACCGCTAAACAACTTTTCCTTTGGTGAAATCAACCCTTCTCTTACCTCAAGAACAGACAGCGCTGTGTATAATCAGGCGGCTGAGACTGTAAAAAACTTTTTTATTCGTGCAGAAGGAGGGGTGATCAAGCGCCCTGCTACTGAACGTATATATAATTTTACACACACCTACGATAGTTCTCTGCTTCAGCAGATAAGAATTGAGCCGTTTGTTTTTTCTGATGATGAGAAATACATTGTCGCTTTCTCTAGTGGTCAACTTGATATCTTCCGCATCATCGCGTCAACCAACGTGGTCTCCCACATTCAGACTGTTACTACTGATGTGGATGGCAACAATTTGCCTATCAACAATGATAATCTCAATCAGTTTACTTATGCACACCGAGGCGATTTTATGTTTATCGCTCATGGTGATTTTCTTTGTAGAATGCTTGTCAGAACTGGACTTACCACTTTTGAGGTAAGGGTGTTTGAGTTTGATACTTCTGTTATCGATGGCAGAAAATTACAACCTTATTATAACTTTCAACCAAACGGCGTCACGCTTACTTCCAGCGCTACTTCTGGCACTGGTGCTACTTTAACTTCTAGCGCTCCATACTTCACAGCAAATCATGTTGGTATAAAGCTGTTGATTGGTGAGGCAGAAGCAGAAATCACAGGGTTTACCAATAGCACCTCTGTTACTGCTGATGTTACTGGTACGCTTCAAGCGCAGTTAGATGTAGATGCTATTGAAACAAAGATTGGTTCAAACAAAATAGAGATTACTCATGCTCTGCATGGGTTGAGTTCTGGTGCTTCTATAACTATTGCTAACGCTGGTGGTGTGGGCGGTATAACAGCCACAAATATTAACGGCGCTAGAACAATATCTCGTATTATTGATAAGAATACTTATGAGGTAACTGCTGGCGCTAATGCTACTGGCGGTGCTATTGGCGGTGGTTCTCCAACCATTGAAACAGGCGCGGCAACAACAGAATGGTATGAGCAATCATACTCCGCGATTAGAGGCTTCCCTGCGGCTGTTACATTCCACGAAGATAGATTGTGGTTTGGCGGCACGAAGTCGCAACCAGACGGGCTGTGGGGGTCAGTAACCAGCCAATATTTTAACTTTGATTTAGGGGATGCAGAAGCTAACGATGCTCTGGACTTGGACGCAAACATTGGTCAGACGAACAGGATTAGGCATCTGGTTTCTAATCGTGACCTTCAAATTTTTGCTTCTCGCTCAGAATTTTATCTGCCCTCTTTTCAAGATGAGCCTGTAACGCCAGAGAACGCGAAGATATCTTCACAGACACCATTTGGTACAGGCTTTGTTCGCCCACAATCTATTGATGGTGCAACCATGTTTGTGCAGTCAACTGGATCTGCTGTGCGCGAGTATATCTACTCTGATGCAGAAGGTGCGTACACAGGCAATATGATATCTCTGCTATCCTCGCATTTGATAAAATCACCTTTACAGCTTGCTACTGTGAAGGGTTCATTAGACCGTCCAGGGGCTTACGCTTTCTTTCTTATGAATGATGGCAACATCTCTGTGTATTACAGCATTCGCAATGAGAAGCGTGCTGGCTGGGTAGATTGGAATACTACTGGCAAGTTTCATTCAATCTGCTCTGTAGAAGATGATTTATATTCTGTATCTGTACGAGATGATGGTTCTGGCACAGATAAATTATTCTTAGAAAGATTTACTAGCTCTCGAGATACAGATTTTTCTGATGAGTTCACTGGCACCAACGGCGTGTTTACTGTGAGTTCTCATTTTGCTAATGGCGCTGTTGTTGATGTAACAGATGGCGATGAATATCTAGGGCAGTTTACTGTTGCTGGTGGGCAGTTAGATGTAAGCGCTGTTAAAACATCAAGCACAGTACAGGCTGGTTACAAGTTTATACCAGAGTTAAAAACCCTTCCTGTTGATGGGCAGGTGCAAGGCGGGTTCTTGACTGCACGCCCACGGCGCATCTCTATGGTTGATTTGGATTTGAACGAAACATTGAGCGTTTCAGTTAACGGCACCGATATGGTTATCCGTAATGTAAACTTCTCTATTGGTTCAGCACCCGACAAGATAACAGGCAAGAAGGAGTTTCGTCCTCTGGGGTACTCTAAAGACCCAAGGGTAACTATCTCTCAAAGCGCTCCCTTGCCTTTACAGATTAATGGTTTGATAGCAGAGGTGGCATTCTAATGTTCGGTAATCCTTATTTAATGATTGCTAGTGCTGGCATTCAAATGTACGGCAGACAACAGGCGGCTAGCGCAGAGCGTAGGCGTCAACAGGCTATTGCGGCACAGCACGAACAGAACGCAAAGTTTCAAGCGTTAGAGGCATTACAACAACACAATGCACGCCAAGACCGTCTACAAACTATGCTGTCAGTTAATGATACAGTGAGGGCTGTAAATAATCGCGGCTCTAATGACCGCTCTATAAAAGCACTTACTGCAGCCGAAAAGAAAAAATCTGCAACAGATGATGGCAGAGCCAGAACACAGACATTGTTAGAGCAAAGCAGAACAAGATTTGCGGCGGCAGATGCACGCGCGGCTGGTAATCAGGCAATGCGTTCTGCGTTTACTAAAAATATTGGCACGCTGGTTGGTGCAGTTGATAAGTATCAAACAATTACGGAAACAGTGTAATGGCGAAGATACAAAGATTACAGCGTCAAGAGGGATTTAATAAACCCATCGGCATCGTCACCCCATCAAGGGCTGGCGTAGAGGCAGGTGAAAACCTAGAGCGCCTTGGTGCAAACATGATGCAGGGTTTTTATGATAAAGCTGTCGCTGAAGAAACCTTGAAGGGCGAAGAGCTTGCCGCAGGGTTTCGTACTCGCAATGATGCAGGGCAGGTAGAATATAGACAGCTTCCCGCTGGCATTTCTAAAATTGCTGCCCAAACTGCACAGCCTTTGCTCGATAGAAAGTATCGTAACGATATTCTTTTGGATATGAAGAACCAAGCAACCCGCTTGCGTGCTGACCATCCAAACGACCCAGAAGGTTTTGATAGAGCATATAGCGCTTACGTTACAAAAACTGCTGAAGCAGTAGGCGACCGCCACGCCGCTTTCACGCTTGATACTGGTTCTGTTCTTGCTGGCGAAAACACAGCTTCGCTTTATGCAGATAAAGTAAACGCAGAAGATGAAGCATCATTCAAGAGCGATTTCTCTTTGATTGAAAGCGATATGCTGGATGTTGCCGCAGGTGTTGAATCTGGTGAGTTAAGTTCAGCTATGGGTGGGCAAGATTATCAAGACCTTCTTGCTCGCGTTGACAGGCTCGCTGAGGAGCATCCTGATAGATTGTCGGTGTCAGGTGCCACAGAAATGAAGAAGCGCATCAGGCGGGCTTATGGCGGCGCTCTAATGACGAGAACCGTTAACAATGTTAAAAACCTGCCTCAGTTTCAAGACCCCGTTAGTGGTGCTACTAAAGCGGCGTCTTTGCTAGAAAGTTTAGAGGGCGCATATCGCACAGGTAATCTCGATGGCATGTCTGACAACAACAAGGCGTTGTTAAAACAAGCTGGCTTTACTGAAGAGATGTTATCTCCGCAGTTTTTAGATGCAGAGAGCCGCCGTATTATTGCTGGCGATTTATCTGTTATCGAAAACAATCTGCAAGATATCTTGAAATCTGAAGCGTCAGGGCGTCAGGCGATGGCGACAGCGCTCCAGCTTGATCAAGGCGAGTTAGTTTCTTCTGACAAGATGGAAAACTTTCTAGGCTCAATGGGCTACACTACCACTGAAGATATTATTAATGATTTGCCTAACATTCTAAACCCTAAAACAGAACAGCATAAGGCGCTACAACGTGCATGGTTGCATAACAATAGCGATATGCCACCGATGTTTAAGAATGTATTTAGCCAAGATAATTTAGAGAAGCTTGCAAACAATGGGCAGTTGCCAGATGCGCTTGACCTGTATCGTCAATCTACAATGCGTATGAACAGCGATGGTAGCGGCGACAACCAAGTTACCAGAGGTTTGAGTGAAGATACCGTAACCAGAATGGAATCTTTGATTGCTTATCGCAACAGCGTAAAGGTAACAGGCTTTGAAGAATATTTTCAAAAAAGAAACGAGTTAGCAATAGCGCCTAACCGTTCTGCGCTTTTAAAACAACAGCTTGGCGAAGAGAGCATTGCAGATTTTGTAATAGATAATCTGCCTTCAAACGCTACTGCTGAAGAGCGTACTTTCCACATGCGCTATGCAGAAGATTTGGTGCTGATGCATGGCAAGGATGTGGCAAGCGACATTCTTCATAAATCTGGTGATAAAGTATTTGGTAAATCTGAGTTTACATTTGGTGATGAGCGTACCCGCTTTGCACCAGAGAAAGCTTATCCAGATAAAAGAGAATTAGAAATGTTTAAGGCTGGTGTTGACCTCAAGCTTGAGTTGGCAGATGGCAACTACCAGCTTGGCAAGAATGCGTTTCTAATACCCGACCCTCGGCATGGCATGGTTAACCCTGAATATATTGTTGTTGATAATAACAAGATGCCAATCATGGCAGGTGGCAAGGCTATTATTGCGAATGGGCAATCTATCATAGAAGCCAGAGCAAGAAACGCTCGCACTTCAGTCGGCAACATTCAAAAGCAAATGCGTGCAGAACAACAGCGCAGACTAGGTATGCGTGACATTAAAAATGAAGAGCGCCCACAAGGCCGCATCAATCAAACGCAAGGAGATTTCCTTGATGATATAGCGGGTAGAAAATGATAGATTTAAATCAGCGTGATTTCTTTGTATCTGTTCCTAATGATTTGAGAGAGGCCGCACCCATTGGTTTTTGGGAGGGTGTTGCCGCTACTACAGCATATAATAATATGCCAATAGTTGAATCTGTTCAGGAAGAAATCAACTTTGGTGGACGCGCTAGAGATGCATCATTTGACCCCATCGAAAACATATCTGATGAGTATCTTCCTTACTATGAGGAACTGTTAAGAGCAAAAGATAGTGAGCATTTTGCGTTTATAAAACAACGCATTGACAATGAAATGCTCCGCAAACGTAAGATGGCAGGTGCAAGTTTTGGCGCACAGGTAGTTGGCGGCATCGCTGACCCGATGTTCGTAACTGCATTTGTACCTGCGCTCAACGCCGTTACCTTTGG